TAAACTTCTGCCATTTTTTTATGTTTTTTATCCCAAGCTCTAAACTTTATTTCTCTCATACTTCCTTTCCTGCTAACTCCATATATTTTGCTACTCTTTTAGCTACATCATCTTTCATAGCCTCAACTTTTCGTTTATCTAGGGTGTTGTTACAAAACCTCGTATCTTTTAACCAAGCACAATAAAGACCACATGATGTTGTAGTAGCAAAACCGTAGTAGTTACAATCTCTTTTAGGGGCTTGCTCAGACATTGTCTTGTTGTATTCATCTTTATCGTATTGTCTACCACAAAAAGTACAAGTTTTGATTATATTTGAGTTAAAACAGTCGCAGACATCAACTACATCGCCAACTCTAACACTCATAACAGAGCATCCAATCTGGAGTTTTACATATTGTGAGTTGTATCCAAGCACACTAATTTTCATAACTTATTTCCTGCTAACCATCTAAATAAAATACTTTTGAATACTGAGTCCTCAATTACTTCTAAATCCCTATCATTTTCAGCCCACTCAGAGTCATAGAACATTCCCCAATGGTCACGTAGAGTTTGGGCGAGTTGTTCCCGTAGTGATTCGGGGAGTTGTTCGTATTCTTGTTTACTTAGTTGCATAACTCCTTTATAACCAATCCCCTATAAATAATATAATTAAACCTGTAACTAGTGAGATAGTTGAAAAGAATAGCCAGAGTGTTGCTAGTCTATTTATCATATTGTTTCTAATATAACATAGCGTGTACACGCTGTCAAATAGCATTTACTCCATCTACCCATCTACCGATTGTGATTGGAGCAACGTCCGGCCTTCGTTGCATCATTACATAAAATATATCTCCCCTAGATTGACCGGCTTCTTTCATTTTGCGTATCACTTCCATGTCTTCCTTAGTATATTTTGGTCTGAAAACATGAGATTTAAGCTGTTTTGGTACTGTCATTTGACTCCTTTGCTAAATTATTTATTCTGTCTATTACTTCCTGATCACAAAATGCCATGTGTTTGTCTGGAATAGGGGCATCAAATAGGTTGGTAAATACTTTTTTCTTGATTACCACTAGACTGCACGTTTTGGGATTGATCAACATTACTCCTTTTTTTAGATATTTCTTTTTGCACTTCTCGCACGGCATTGGTGTCATTGTCTTCATTTCAAATATTGGCCGTAGTCGCTTATCCAGTAGTATCTCTCCAGTCGTTTCCTGACATATCGGGCATACTTCCATTGTTACATGAGATTTCATACTCCCCTTTCAATTTCAATTTCTGCCTGAAGTTTAGTAATTAGCTTACGCATATAGTTCCGGTAGAACTCCTCTTTGTCTCCGTCAAATCCCTTAGCTTCCCACAATTTCTCAACTAAGAATCTCATTTCTTGACTCATGCTCATGCTGGACGAGACGTTTCTTTTTATTACTTTCTCTGGTAAATCAATTTCATTCTCAGCTTCTCTCAGGTCTAAAAACTTTGGACTGAAGGTGTAGATGTATTCAAACGACCCATCTTTGTTATCAATCTCGGTCTTACGAATCACCTCTCCTGTTCCCTGAAACACATGGTGTTTACTGCCGTCAAGCTCTTTACTCAGTTCAAACCTAGATCCGGTAAACTTAACATAGTGGGTGTTCATCTTCCCTCCTCAATTTGAATCATTTTTGCTACCTCAATAATCATATTTAGTATCTCTATCTTCATGTGATTATCAAACTCACTTGATATATCCTCAAATCTTCCTCCAGTAATAACAATGTTTTTTGCTCTACCCATATACTCATTTACCTGAGCGTCTACTCCGTGTAATGTCATTTCACTCCTTCCAGAATAGATTTGATTTTTTCTACTCCAACTTCTAACCCTTGTTCTATTTTTGCAAACTTCTGTTCGTCTTTTTCTACTCTCAGAGTGATAATCTCCGGGAAGTTCTCATTAAACGCTACGAAGTCAACCCAACTTCTGCCGGTAACTTTCATCTGCATCTGCATCTGCCAATCATATTTAGAATCTGGTTTCTTGTTGTACATGAGCATTACAAAATTAGTATTGGTAGGGCATTTGAACTCTACCAGTCCATCGTCTCCCACAAATCCGTCCGGTGATGCTCCAACATACTCATTTAGCTCAACAAACCCAACCGACACGACTGATAAGCCGTATTTAAGTTCATACGATGCTCTGGCCAACTCCTCCTGCTCCTTACCTCGTTCCATGTCTCCGTTAGTGTAGGAGGCCTGTTTTGTTCCTGAGATAATCTCAGCCACCTTTTCAAAACATAGGGTCTCTAGTCCTTTTCCGGCTGTTGCAATCGCCTGAGCGTCACTAGCTGTCAATTTACCAAGTCTGACTGCAAACCACTCTGGAGTTCCCTGTTGTAAATTATGAATGGTCATTCTGCCTCCTGTTCTAATTGAACTTTTCTCTCGTTGTAATACTTTAGGATTATTTTCTGGAACGATACTCCTTTGCTAGACTTGAGTTCTCCACAATACTTCTGTAACTCTGGAATACTCTTGCACTCCATAATCTTATCAATCTCGTTTTTCTCTAGTGCTAGTACGTCTGTAGCATCTACTAGGTCGTTTTCAGCAATCTCAAACGCTATCATTAGTAAATAACGTCTAAGATAGGTAATAGTTGCTCCGTGAGACTGGATTGCGATTGCTCTTGGCAACTCTGCCTCTACTTTGTCGATTACAAAAGTAACTTTCTCAGTACCGTCTGAAATGTGTAACCAAGCGTTTTTCTTATCCATTGAGAACTGAGTCATTACTGACTGCTGATTGCACAACTCATTAACTTTTGGAATAAAGTCCTCAAGTTCAAAGTATTTTTTACCATTGTTGTTTCCAGATTTTGATAATCCGGCTTCCTGAAGATCTACCCTGATCTTTTGGATTTTTTGATAAATGTTCATTTGCTCCTTTCTGATTCCGCTAAAACTGGAATCTTGTAGCCGATGTAAATAAGATTGTCACTATCGAAGGTTTCATCTTTTGTTGCTGGCCGTTCTTCTATGACGTAGTCAACAAAGTTTTCGATCATGTCTGCTAAGTCGCTTTTTTCCTGAGAAGTAACTAGTTTGCGTTTGGCTATCTCGTTGTAAGCGTTGAATAAGATGTCTCGTACTATGTCTGAGTTGTTTGTCATAATCCCTTTCTGTAATAATTTTCTACTTCTTTTTCTAAAAATGGTAATCCCATAAACCATGCTCCGGAAAATCTGGCTAAGTTTCTAGCGTCAGTATCAGCTTCCAGTGGGTTTGAGTAAACTAATTTTGTTGTGATAGTTTCCTCGTTGCTATCAGTTATGAAATTAACTGAGTATTTGTCGTCTTCTTTTCTAACTGTAATTATTTTCATACTTGCTCCATTTCTTCGCAGTTGTTAGTTTCCATTTGCATTTCTAATTGAAAATCAAATAGGAAATCTAACGCCTGTTTTTCGGTATAACCTTGAGTTACTAATCTGTCGACGAACTCTTTGTCGTTTTGTGTGAATGGTGTGAACATAGAGGGCTTTCTGTTCTGATTACTGTAGGTATAGTAACATAGCGTGTACACGCTGTCAACAAGCAGTTTTACTCTAGTTTAGTTTGAGAACAGCTCCAAATATGCGTGAGAAAATCGATTATCCCCACCCATTTGTTTCCACATACTTTTAGCAAGTAAAATAGCTTCGTCGTGGTCGTAGCCGTTATTCAGTGGTGCATCAGCATATTTCATACTATTTCGCATGGTCTTCAGCTCAATTAAGTCAGCCGGGTCAAATCCTAACTCGTTACACATTCTGTGAACTAAATAAAGAATGTCGCCTATTTCGCTGGCTACTGTGAAAACGTCTCCGGTAACAAATGATTCAGTAATTGCTCCCACTAACTCCTGTGACTCCTCTACAAGCATCATTGCTACTGATAGAGCATCGTCGTGTTCCGACCACAATCTTCTGTTATTTTGTTGAATCTCAATGCCGGCAATGGCGTGTTCGAGTTTATTCATCTAAGGCGTTCAAATACGTCGGCCGTTTTTTGTTTGTCATATTCAATGGCCATATGACATTTTAGACACAAAAGTAGCACTTGGTCAAAGGAATAAAGTAGATCTTCCTGCTTCCCTTTGTACCAATCTCGTTTGTGACGGTGAGCGAAGGTGAGGTGAAAGTTAGAACCGCAAAGCTCACACTGTAGTATCTCTTTTTCTAGGAAGATTTGTTTGAGGATTCTGTTGGATTTTTGGTTTAGTAGTGTTTGTTTTCCCATGTTAAGTTTGATTTAGAGTACAAGAGACCCTCCTATTGGAGTATGGTATAGGAAGAAAATAAACGGCCGGTATTTGATTGTTCTAATCGGGTTTCTCTTGTCATTGAGTGTCACCGAAATAGCGGATTGGCTCAAATATAAGCCATTGAAGTTCGACTCGTCGCACCTTCAACCCTTGCTCCAACATCGGTATTCTTTAATGTCGTTTTCCGTCTACGACGGTGTGTTGGCCTGCCGGTTGGTCACCTTGTGTCATAAAGGCACAAAAAAACGACTCCAGAGTTCATGCGTGCCTGCCTAAGACGCAGAATGTCTTGAGTCGTTTTCCTGTTACTCTATGAATCCACTGAGACAAACTCAGTACCGCATAATTGCTTAACCAAGTTTGATTCGGTGGATTCAACATATTAAACACCTTGTTTTGGCAACTCCACACAAGTTTGAAGTTTTGACAACTTGAGTTGCCAAAAGAAAGTGTCTAAAATAACTTGTGTAGTTGTCAATAATTAACTATCGCACGATTTTTTTAAGCTGTCAATACCTTTTTTAGTAAGCAGTCGTGATAGAACAATGCTAATATCGACTTTTTGTAATAATCGTTGATAAATCAGCTATTATCAGAACTATTTTTTATCCCAAAGGTTGATCAAGGTCTGCACTGGCAGGTCTAATCCCACCCCCTGAGCCACCTTGCCTTGATTTTTCACAATGTGATACCACAATTTATCCAACGAGCGAACAACTACAGCCGTGATTGCCGTTACAAGTACAGTTGCATCGGGGTTTAACTGACCCAAAATAGGATATTTTTGGTAACAGTAAGTAACACCCATACCAATGAGAATAGAAATAATTAAACGGATCGATTCTTTGGTTGCTTCGGCCGGTGGATTAGTAGGAGTAGTAAGATTTGAGACTATTTCACTCAACTCCTTATTCTTACTTTCCAACATTCCAACCTTAGTTCTCAGACCATGTTTTTTAATATCTGACATTATATTGCCCTTCGGTAATTTATAATGGTTTTGATATTTCCCTCTGTTTTCTCTACTGTTTTGCCGTTTTCTTCCCAATTAACAGGCGTAGAAGGTAAGATTTGGTCTTCCAACTCCTCAATCCTATCCTGTTGCTCTGTTACCGTTCTTGATAACAACTCATTTTGGGTTTTCAATGCCCTGTTTTCTTTTCTACCACTTCCCAAATATCCACCATTATCACCTTCTTCACCCCAATTACATTCAGTTTTATCTCCAACTTTTTTCTCTCCAAGATGTTCTTTGAGTCTTTTCTTGGCATCAGCGTCAGTGGTGACACCTAAATATGCGTATAGTTCACTCATGTCTACCTCCATTTTATTTTTTACTAAGTTTAAGAATCTATCCCAACCTAAATCGAGCGTCCTATGAGGGCAATACTTACCTGAGAAGTCTTGATGTTTTTTAACCCTCTCAATACCCCAGTTTCGTTCTCTCAGTAAATCAGCGATTAACTGCGAGGCGTTTTCTTCGGCTTTGGTGAATCTCTCACCACCACTATTTGAGTAGCATATTTCTATCCCAATATACTTTCGATTACCCTCTCCGTTAGCACCATCACCAGCGTGCCAACCATTACGATCAAGGGGAAGCCCCTGCCAGACTTCAATATCATCAACTGCAAGATGGAATGAAGTTTGTGAAGTATTGCCTACCATGTAGTTAATCTCATTCTTAGCACTAGCATCATTGGCGGTATTGTGAACACATAGTCCGATAGGTGTCATAGGATTAGGACACTTGAGAGAATATTTGGATTCTGGTACTAGGTTTTGTTTAATAGTCATATTTTTTTTAACAGCTTTTGTCTCTCAAGTTCTATTTCGTGTAATTGTTTGCGATAGGGTTTAAGAACGTGACTGATAAGAATATGGCCTACCCCCAAACCTACGACATATGCTGTAGCAATAAAGATAATTGAAAACGTATTGGTGAATGACTGACCACCAAACCCATTAACTCGAGCATAATCAAATACTCGAGTTAGATTGGTTGCAAAAAGAATAATTGTAAATGGAAATAAAACCGTAAGTGATCTTCTGAGTCCTGTACCTCCCTCGTTGAGTTTAGCTCCTACGATCATTCCTAAAGAGATAACACAACCAGTAAAAGTCCAAAACCCTGTAGCGGAGGTTACAATATGTATAGAGTCTAAAAGTATTTGCATCATCTTTTTCTTTCGAGCAGTTTATCTAGTTTCGTATTTATTTCTGACTGCAGTTTATTATGTTCTTCTTGTCTCTTATTTATATTTTCAACTTGTTTTTTTGTTTCGTGATCTTGTAAAGCTATTTTTGTCATTTCTAGTACAATTTTGCCTTGATCTACAGATACAGACGCAAGTTTCTTACTATAATCCCATAGCAACAAGGCAGAGATTGCCGTTGGTAGCCCCAAATCTCGAATAGCTGTAAAAAACTCTTGCATTAGTTACTTTCGGTATAATAAGTGCGTATCTGGTAGGTAGCTTTTTTTTTATCATGTTTTCTATCACTATAACTTTATGCTAATCTGTTGAAATAATCAACATACGATTCGTCTTTTTTGCGTTCACTAAATATTGGCTCATCAGAAATTATCTTCCACTTGATAGGAAATCTACCGCTTCTAATCTGAGACTCGTTCAAGTCTTTCGGGTGGAAGTCTATATTAAACTTCCCTTGTTCGTTGTAACGAGGATTCATCGTATCGTTTATCCTAAACACTCCTTTGCCATAGGGAGTCTCAACATCTTCCATTCCTTCGACTCTAATTAAGATAGTTTCTCCTTTATGAAGTGATTCGTGGAACACCCTATTACCAAATCCAATCGTACCCGGTACTATCTTCCTACCATACGCTCCAGTGCCATCAGTGTCGGGTCTAGTCTGTTCAGGATCTTCAGGATCATAATAAGATGCCTCACCTTCTTGCCAATCTTGACTAAACTTTTCGTAATACTTCATTTCTCGCTCGTTTCCTGCAAACGCTAGTTCTGACGCATAGGCTTGTTTAACAAATAGTCCAGAGATAGTGTCAATTAGTTTATCGATCACTTTTTTCTCTTGCTTGTCTTCCTGAGTTTTCTTTTGTGTCTCGTATTTGAAATCATACTCATCAAATATCTCTGATTGGATCTCGTCTTTGCCCTTAGTTCTAACTGAATCTTTGCCCTCATCTGACAGAGATTTGTACTCATCTGTTCTAATCACCTGTTCCAACCATTCAGAATACCGTTTATTAAAGTCCTGATTGGCTTTGTCGAACTGTTCTTGTCCTACTTTGTCTTTGAACTGCTGGAGAGTCTTACCAGTGCTAGAGTTCCAGTCGTATTGTCCGGGTAGGTGAGTGGCAACCGAAAATCCCAATCCGTCTAATAGGACAGCTCCCATCACGTCGGTAATAGGGGTTTCGGGATCTTTAATCATTTCGAGTAGGTTCTGAACTGAGATTGGTACTGCTAACTTCTCAATCTCTCCCTCTAGAGTAACTGGTTTTCCGGAGAAATCTTTGCCCTTCCAAATATCTCTAAACACTCCGGCTATTGGAGCAAACTTACCTTCCAAGAAACTTTCAGCCACATCAAGTGCCGTCATTCCTCCGTACTTAGTGCCTAGCTTAGTGTAACTACCGGTACTATTTTTGTACCAGAATCCCCATTCTCCGTTGTGCTGAGTTGGAGTGAGTCGTGATGCCAGTACAGCTAGTGATGCCATTCCTCCAGTAATGTCTACCCATCGGCCAAATATCCTAACCTTACCAAAATTAGTGCTACGAGGATCGTCTTCTACTCTATCTGGATCAATAAAATTGACCATAAATAAAACTCCTGCCAGCGTTGAAATAATACTAGCGGTTGTCTTAATAGCTTCTTCACGAGCAAACTTGTTCTGACGAACCTTCTTATCAAGTTGATATGCAGTCAGAGTGTCAAGGTTAGCTTTGAGAAACTTAGCTGAGAATAGTAGTACGTTTAACTCTTTTGAAATTGCGTCGGCCCTCCCCCAACTTCCTCTGCCGGTTAGGGAGCTAACTAGATGCCCGATTCCTTCGGATTCTTTTCGGCTTAGTGTATTAACACCGTGTTCTTCGGCTTTGGTAATCAGTCGGTCTGCAAGGTCGGCACGAAGGCGTAACGCACCACCGTTGTAAGCTGATTCTGACGCTTTATACAGTCTACCGAGCAGTGGAATCTTTTCCGGAAGTGAAGACGGAAACGCCTCCTCAGACAAGACATTTAGCCCATATCCACCGGCTTTGTATTTGCCGTTAATAGCGTTGGGTCGAGAGTAAATATCTGCTTTGATCGCATCAATAGCGTCTTTGCCACGAAGTTCATTGGCTATATCTCCCCAAGATTTAACAAAGTTTTTAACCCATATCTTAGAAGTTCTCAGGTCTAGCAGTGTTTTGATACCCTGACGACCAAAAAACGAGTTATCTAGTGACGCTACAGCGGATTTTAACGCTCCGGGTATCTCTCCGACAGTTTTCAATATGTATTCTGCCGGCTGTTCTCTGAATGAAATCTTTTTAGCATCGAGCTTGAGATCTCTAATGTAATTTTCTAGTGCCACAACACTTCTGCCGTACTCCAATCTGTCGTCCTGATTCTCAAACACTCCGTTTTCGTCTGCCTTTTCTTTTTTCTTTTCAATTTGTTTTGATAGGTCTGAGATAGTTTTTGCTTCTTCTCTGGATATACCAAGTCCAAGTCTGGTAGTAACTAAGTCGGAAAGAAACTGTTGCTCTTCTCCCGGATCTAACGCCTTATCCATTCGCTGAATCTTTGAGAGAATATCTCTCTTAGCCGGGAATGTCATGCCTAGAGTACGTTTGGCCCACGAAATGTACCCACGTTGACGGTTTTTGAGTAATAATTTACTCTCGAATAGTGAGTTGATCTGGACTGCGTTCTCACGATTGGTGAACGTAGCAAACAAATCCTGTCTCTGACTGCTACTCATTTCAGATAACTTTTGTGGATCTATCGATCCATCTCTGAGTGCTTTTCTCAGTTTGTCGGCTTCAGTTTTTATTAAACACCATGACATAGTATTAACATTCTATCGAGTTGATAAAACTGTTCCAATCATATTTGTTAATTTTTACTTCTTTTTTAATTTTCTCGGTTTCTTTTTTAATTGCCTTCTCTACAGTACCATATCTACGTTGAACAATCTTTGCTCGTTCACTGGCTAGACTTTGTACTCTCGATAAAACTGAGTTTTCGTCTCTCTCTGCCAACAACCTAAGTTCCTGAGCGTGAATACTGGTCTCTGCTACTAGAGGAGAGACCGCTAGTGATCTAACTAAATCAATATCATTAGTCAAGTACGCATACTCCTCAACTCCCTTGATTAACATTCCAGCTCTGAGTCCATCGGGAAGTGGTAACTCACCGGCTATGATTCTCCTAACTCGATCAATGTCTGAGGTGATTAGGTCTGAAGCCCTGCGTGCCTGATCTTTGACGTTTATTTGCTCGTATCCAGCTATGTTATCAAATGCTCCCTCAACCTTCTGTTCAATACTAACAGCAACCTTACTGGCACGAACCCTAGCTTTGCCGGAGACAATGTCAGCATACAAAGAATCAATCGTACTCTTATTACCCATGTAAGATTTAATCCGAGCCAATACTTTATCGAAATATGCTTTGATTTTGCCAGTTACGCCTTTTCTGCGGTTAGCGTAGTCAATAAAGTCCTCAGCAATTTTCTCCTCAACTTGTAATAGGTTTGAAATGTTGTAGCGGTCTCGACCTTCTTTGAGAATCTCGATGTACTCGTCTCTACTGGTGAATATATCTAGGTATTTGTGGACGGCTTCGTGATAGTAGGTGTCTTTAGGATCAGCTTGCTTATCTAAAATCTTAATAATCCGGTCGCTGTACACTCCTAATGCCTTATTACCAGCTAGAATCTGACCGACTACTTTGACGTTAGCATCACCAAATATCTGTTTGTTAAGATCTAATATCTCTTGTTCCTGTTCCTGAGTAATTTTTATACCCACTTTTTCTAAGTCTTCTTGCAATCGGTAGGCAGTAGGAGGACGAATATCGTCTTTGGTAACCTTAGTCTCCCACCATTCGTATCCGTTATCGTCAGTGACTAGCTCTAAATTGCCCTTCCGTAATTTCTGAAGGTATCTGTTTAATTGTTTGTCGTAGAAATCCAATACAGTTCGCTCATTGCCACTAAAATCTTCAATATCAAAATCTTCTATAGATTTAGCTTGGTCGTACTGATCTGGCTGTCCAAACTGCTCGCTGTTTCCTTCAGTGATAACATAGACGGTCTGATCGTAACCATCGTCAACAAAAAATACTTCACTAAACATTCCTTTATAATCAGGATCATCTTCACTAAACCTCTGCAAAAAGTCTTCCTCAAAATCCTCTAAACTATACTCTCCTTCTTCCTGCTCTACTAATGTTTGTAGGTACATTTTTTCATTACCCAACGAATAACCCAAAGTATTTCGTTTAGCATCTTCGATTGCTGATTTTGGGATACCCTTGAGTAACTTTGGATCAGGACTTTTGAACGATTTAATCTCTGCTATTCGTTCTTCTGATTGTTTTGTCGTATCGGTGACGTATCGAAGTACTTCTTTTTTGTTTGTGTATTTAGCCAACTGGTCTAGTACGGATACAGAATCAAGTACCTGTTGGGCTTTCTCTGGAGTTCTGACTTCACCCCACACTTCTTCCATTTTCTTAACTTCGTACTGTAAGTCTTCTAGTAGTGCATTGGCTTCTTCCTGACGAAAATCAGAGTCACTAAAACTATTTACGTTTTTAGATGGAGCAACAGTGATGCTGTAGTTGTCTGCCTGAACAACAGTTAGTTCTTCTCCACCATATTCGATAGTGTCTCCTACTTCTAATATTTGATCGTCGTTGGCAGATACTATTTCGTAAGGCATACGATTGTCGCCTTCTCCACCAACGAATCCTTCAATTACCGCTACAGTACGAGGTGTGGGGAATCTAATTAAATCAAATCCTTCTCTAGCTTTGATAGTAATGGCCTCTCTAACAGTACGCTCATGCCAGATATTTTTGTAGGATAGGAACTGAGACGCTTCTTTTGGTAAGTCGCCAAACTCTTTTAGTTCCTGCTCATAACCACTTATCATTTTCTTAAGACCGTCAATTTGATCTTTTATCTCTGCAAGCTCCAGCCCCTTAGCACCAGTGTCGGTTCTGTCCTCAAGTTTTATCCTTTCGTATTTTGTCTCTAATCCACTTAGATTTCCTAATTGATAATTTAATCTTTGTTCAATATCTTTTCTCTCATCAATCCTCTCCAAATGCTGAAACGCATCGGATTGAGCTTCTGCAATGTGAGCAATCTTTACTGCATCGGGATCATCATTAGTCCACTGTTCTACATCAAACGACCTAAAATGTGAGAATAGTCCTTCAGTGACGTTATATTCAATTACATCACTCTCCGGCCCTCTTAGATGGTCAACTACCCAATCTTGAGCAAGTTTTTCGCTAGTGGCAACAGTTAAGACGTTTTCTTCGATGTTCTCACGAGTCAACTCTACTCCCTTACGAACTACCGCCCACTTAGCACGAGGGTTCTGTTCACTTTCAGGAATCTCTTTTACTTCTACCTCGTTAGCAAGTAACGATTTTTTGAAATCACTATAGAAATGTCCGGTTACTCCGTGATTGTATCCAGAGTTTAGAATGTATGTTGTAGTAGAGTCGTAGTTTCCACCCAAGTTATCAGATCCATAATCGGCATAAGTATTGGTTTGGATCGCTTCTAGTGGCATTAGTTGACCGATAATCGCACGCTTGAACTCAGCCATGTTGATTTGTTTCTGACCAGCAAAGTTTTTAACCAAAACATCTTGAATAATTTCTCTTTCCTTCTGTTTGAGATTGAGTGAGGTGGATTTGGCTAGGTTTTCAATAAATTGATAGCCGGCTGTTTCTTTTCCTTCAATGTCCGGGTGTTGTAGAAACTTAATTGTGACTTTTTCGTTGTTTTCAGTAGAATCTAACCTAAACTTAACACCTTTTTTGTCAACGTAGTCAATGATGTCTTGATCTGACGTAGTTTTCTCAACCTGAGTCTTTTTCTTGACGGTTTTGGGCGGTTTGGTGGGCTTTTTCTCTGGAGATTTCTTGGTTTTAGATGGTTTTTTTGTCTCTTTTTTCTTTTCTGCTGGTTCTTTGGCTTCTTTTCTCTCAGCTTTTCCTTCAGCCATCTCTTTTTTTGGTTCTATTTCTTTTTTCTGTATTACCGACGGATCGTAAACAACCGTTTCAAACCCATCTCCATTTCGTTCCGGTATTCTAAGTGCGTTATATTCTTTTCCGAGTAGCGAATCGATGTAGTCTTTTTGTTCTTTGCCATACAGTTCCACTATGTTCTGACGTTCCTGCTCAGTTATTGTTCTAGCTTTGAGGTTTGGTGAAGCTGTTACCTCAATTACATTTTTTCCATAGTCTTTTGCTATGTTTTGATTATTAGTCAAATAAACACCACTACCATATGAAGCCGATTTATCAGTGGTTGGTTTTAACTGACCTTTGATGGTTTTATTAGTACCGTGATAATAGGTTTCCTCTTTTGGAGTTGGTTCTGACTTGACACTCTCAAACATTTCTTTGATTGTGTTTAATCCTTCCAATTTACCCTTAGTAACAATGACCGGAACATTTAGTCCAAGATCTTTTGCTATCGTTACTCTGTGAGATCCTTCGGTAGTTCTGATAGTTCCGTCTTCTAGAATCTCAACAATAACCGGTTCTTTAACACCGTTTACCTTAATATCTTCATAGAGTGATTTGTATTCTGCTGTAGTAACGTCAACCGGGTCTCTTACCTGTATATTATTAGAACTTATCACCCCTATTTGTTTGTCTACAGTTGTACCCTCAGTAGATGCGTAGTCTTCAGCACTTTTGTATTTGACCATTTCTGTCTTTACCGGCTCAAGACCTTTAAGATCTGGTTTTTCTTCTTTTCTTGTCTCTACCGATCCTACCTCTTCCAATCTAATCTGTTGGCCACCAGCTCCGGGCAGTGTAAACACCGTCACTCCACCTAGTACGCCACCAACACCGGCTGATTCCAACACCCCTTCGGTAATTGGTCTGCCGGTAGTCAGATTAGAAATAACCTGCTGTAATCCCTCCTGAACTCCTTCCTTACCAGCACCCTCAAATAGTTTTCTAACAGCTCCGACTTGCTTATCGTCCATTTCAAAAATGTTAAGGAAATGATTAAGCACTAGATTACCTAATAGTGATGCGTCTGCTTTGAGCGTAGATTCCTCAAAACTTTTTCCCTCATTTCGTAGAGTCTCGTAGGTGTTAGCACTTTCAATAAGTGACTCTGACACCACTGCTCCCTGTGGGCCGGTTGCAAAGTTCATCAGTGCAAATCCAGCCATTGATGCTGATCCCTGTGAGACTAGGTCTGCGAATGTGGGATTGGAAACACTATGATCCTCAACATATTTTTTTAACGATTTAGATTTTTCTCTAAACCAATTAGTAGTATCTTCTCCTTCTTTTGGTAACTTAGCTTTATAGTATTCACCCATTGGAGTGCCTTTGAGTTTCTCGGCTTTCTGTCGATCTAACTCAATCATCTGTTCGGTCTGCTGTGACAGAGTATCCAGCACACTCGCTCCAAATCCAACAGCACCAGTAGCAAGCTGAGTACCAGCACGAGCAATCCTCATTAGTGTGCCAGTACCGTATTTTTCAACTAACGACGCATCTGGTCGTCTAGCTTTTTGAACAATCTTGAGTGTATTAAATAATTTTGATGTATCAGCACCTTTTTGCTGTTCTACGTTCATTCGTTTTACAACATCGTCCTCAGATAATTGGAGAATCCTCTCGTTGTCTCCCCATAGGTATTGATATGCCTGACCCAAGAATCCACCAACTTTTTCTTTTATCTGATCGGTTCTACTAGGTTGACTAACCTTAACCGGCTGTGATACCACCTCACCACGAACAGTCCTAACCTTATCAAGTAGCGAACCATTGATCTGAGATCCCTGTGGAGTTACGACTGTGCTAGTGCTACGAGTGTCTTCACCTCTGGCTCGTTTCACATCGTCTAGTAATGACATTATTGACCCCTGTAGTAGTTGTAAAGTTCATTCACTTCTTCAGCGGATTCTGTTGGAGTGCCATATGATCGACCAACGTCAGTATTCAGGTAAAACTTATAAATGTCTTGCAAACTAAGATACGGAGCGTACTTGGCCACTAATTGAGGGAATACACCAACTTGATCTCCAGATAGAGTTCCTGCATCGTTTACAAACTGTGACTCTAAGTTCTTAGTGCTAGTCATTGTTCCGGTAGTTCCTTGTTTGTTTCCAATCGCACCTAAGCTAGATTGTTTGACTACGTTGCCGTCCTGATCGATAACGGTTACCGTTACTACACCATTATCGTCTTCAGATTTAATGATTTCAGTTTTGGTGTTTTTCTTCTTATTAGCTTCAATAGCAGAGTAGATCATATTACTGCTAATACCAGTAGACCGAGTAAGATTGGCCACATCTTCACCACTAGCGTTGTTTAATGCTCCAGATTCAAGTAAGAAGTTCATCTGATCTAGTGCCTGTTTGGCTTGTTGGGAGTTAATATCAAATTGTTTTAATTGTAAATTAAGCTGAGTCTCCGCATCTGCTTTGGCTGTAGCAATCTCGTCTCTCAGATTCTTAGTTCTGTCAGCGTGCAGTTCTTCTAATTTTCTCACTCTACCGACCCTAGTGGCTTCTGATATATAGGGATTATCATTTATTACTGATTTAGTTTCAGTGAAGATTCGTTCTTTTTCTGCAAGGTCGGCTTCTTTCTGCTTAATGCCAGAACTCTCCATAAGAGACTTGTACATATCCGGAAGGTTAATAGTCGCCTGTGGAGTAACCGCCTGACCGGGTAATCCAGTCATTCCAGATCCGGATACCTGTTGATTGGTGGCAGACATATTAGCGGTGGGAGTAACATTCTTTTGACGTTGTGCTTCTCGTTGTTTTGCCAAATATCGCTCAATATCTCCGGGCTTATTACCCTGAGCTACATCTGATTGTAGATTTACTTCTGGAGAAACTAATTGTCCTGCCCCCTGTTGATTGCTATTTGGGTGGATTACTCCCGGATCTGACAGAGTACCACCCCAATACTGTCTACCGTTATACCAACCGCCTTCTTGAAACCCTCCGGCTGGAGGAGTAACGCCTACTGCTTGAGGATTGTAAGTATTAGCCATTAGAAGTTCCCTGTTACTTGATCACGAGAGTTTTGTTTACCAAAAAAGTCAGGTACGTTGAAAAATGGTTGAACTTTTTCGTATTTTGCTTGTTCTCCCCTGATCCTATTGTACGCAACTACTAAGATTTGTTTAGCTTCAGCACTGTACATATCACCACTGATCTCTCCCTTCTTTTTGAGAATGGCAACTGCCTCTAGTGCGATAGCTTCGTTACATTCTGGCATATTGTAGGAGAATATCGTTGTATCACCATCTGCTGACAGAGCAGTAGTATTCTCCTGACCCCATATTGATATGTTGTTGCTTCCGTTAGTAGTGGGAGTAGGATAGATGAAAATACGTCTCCACTGTACCGCCCATTTTTTGAGTGTGCTGTTGGGATTGTCTGCTTTCCATACTAAATAGTCAGCAAAGTCCATAGGACTGCCATCTGGTTCTTCTCCGTACATTTCTCCATCAACCTCAAGTCTCCATGCTGAATCAGGACTCCAGTTTTGAGGAAAATCATAATATTCTTGGCTAATAACTGTACTGGTAGTCTTAGCATCTTCCAACATCGGCCATCTGAAAAGTCGTGCAGACTTTATATATGATCGGTTGATTGCCGAGTCAATACGAGTGGGGGGGTATAACGAACTGTTTGATCCAACATTGAGGTCTGATTGAACAACAGAGCGAATATCTGATAGTGTATCCATAGTGTCATTTTTACAGAAAAAGGTGGTCAATAGCAAGTAGTTTCAGTAAAGTAGTGTTTGTTTTATTTAGACACATTATTAGTATGTTCTAATTTGACCACAAACTTCATTCCGTATCTACTAAGTACCTTGAGTGCTAAGACTGCTTCCTCTGGTAATTGTTGATATTTAGGAAAAGCAATCTCGTATTTAATATCCACCCCATGTTTCTCTAAGAATAGTTGTAGCTCTTTTTCTAGTTTATCCATATTATGTTGCTAATTGATCATTAAAGATATAGTAGTAGATTACTGTTCCAACTCCAGCATAGACTACTACGTTGGTGTCGTTTATTTCAACATATCCAACATTAGACCCACCGGAATAGTTTTTGAATGGCAATCTAAACCACTCAGTTCCGCTTTTTGCGAATACTTCAGCAAACGGAATATAACTTAACCCATGAGCAATAGTGTGGGGGTTGGCACTTGTAGTAACCTGACCTTCTGACTTAACAAAAAACCGTTTCTTCCTAGATGTGTAGTATGTTTGAGCTTCTGTTGCTTCCAGTACGCTTATTCCCGGCTTAGAAATCTTAACTCCATAATCTTCAGCGGTGGGAAAACTTGGAGCTGAGAGAGTTGTAACAGTAGGGGTAAAATCTGGCTCTGCACTATATCTATAAATTAAATAGCAATTAGAATCATCAAAAGTAGTCCATGTATCATCATCTGATCCATTTTCAAACAATAAGAATCCCAAAGCATTACCATTGCTCCAGCCAGATCTACTTGTAATTTCCGCTACTATAGATTTTACATCAACGGCTAGACTACCACCCGATGTTGGAGCAGACTCAGTCCTCGAGTTGATTGCAGTAGTTTGTGGTCTTCCAAACGGATAGCCAAAAGAACCAGTGTTGTCTTCATCAATCCCGATTACATTAAACTTCCAAGTTCCTCCAGAAGTTCCACAATCACCATACTTGAGAAATAGATAGCACATATTTAATGATTGGTCTTTATCTATATCTACACTAGTGAATCTCAACGCTCCATCTTCTCCAGCACCAGCATACCTACCTACAGCACAAGCGGAGTTACCGTTAGTAAACCTGTCTTGGAAGTATTTGTCACTAACAGCTAGTGGTAGTTCTTCATTAGCCACTTTCAGCTCCTCCTAAATCTTCCGTAAATATAATACATTTGATTGTTAATGTTTCCTCTGCAAAGCTCTCGTAAGTACCAAAAACACTATCCGTAGAACTGCACCTCCAAAAGTATATCCTAACTCGGCTTGCATCACTGAATCCAGATATATTGTAATTAAACGTATCCAGTCCGTTCTCTGTGTAGAATGGAACAGTAGTCATTGTAGTAAGTGGATAGTCACCAAAATACGCCAAAAATAGTGGGGCATATCCTAAGTTATGTTCAAAATCAACATAAACAGCTTCTTCTACATACGGATCGTAAACTGATGCACTCATCACCGGCAGAGTGAGAGTGGTACTCTGAATGTGATTGGCGTGAAATTGCAAAGATTTATACTTACTAGAGTGTTCCATTTGGTATTCCTCACCAGTTAGGACATTAACTCCAGATTTTGATGCTTTGTATCCGTAATTTCCAGTCATTCCAATATTAGAAGCACTAGAAAACGCTTGAGATAGATCGACTAATATGTAGTAGCGAAAGTAGTAAGTTGTATTGGCTGATAGGTTTCCGAGTCCGTTGTCACTAATATACAATTTGTCAGTATCAACTTTTACCTCTATATCAATACTTTTATTGCCACCACCATACCAGTTCAACGCTCCTAAATATCCATACGCATTAGTATAGTTAGTTGTTGGTAGTATCACGTCTGGAGACGACCAGACTGCCGTGAACTTATTAAGAACTAACGCTATCGGAGCATAACCCAATCCGTGCGTAATAGAGGTAGACCCGACCTTACTTCCGTTAGTAGTGAACGAGGCATTGCCCCATTTGAATAGCTTCAGCGAAGAATACTTGCTCGTGTCTTTGAGTTGAGCATCTGTATTCGAGATAATGTTTGATCCAACTTTGACTCCATAATTTCCCATATCAAAATCCGCCTTGTTGATACCCGATTAAGATTGTAGGTATTCCATCATCATCATAAATAAGGATACGTTTGTTTTCCCCATCGATTATTACATTGTTATTCCCCACAATCACCTCTCCACCAATTAAAGTTCCAGCCTGAATAGTTCCTTTGAACACTGCACTACCTGTAGTGGCATCTAGTACGAACGTATTTATGCCAGCATTATCTCTTGCCGTAATACCGGCCGGAGTGATACGAATATCTCCAGTTACTCCGTTCACATACTTACCAATCTGAAACCCACCAGATTCGGTCAACTCAAACTCTCCTAAAACCTTTTTAGATTTAGTGTTGAGTGATGATGAGATTAGTTCAATAGCTGTTCGCTTGTAGGGAATGTCGTTATCTTTAATTTTAGTTGTTCCCAATACTCCACCGCCACCCGGCTCAGTAGTGGCGTAGTCGACTCCACCTACTTGCTGTGGAAAAGCTGAGTCCTCTATTTCCTCTGGTGTATAGACCTTTTCATCTGACATATTATTCAAAATAGATGCGGATACGGTGTACTTCCGGGCTTGTGTTTCCTGTGGGAGTAATCACTAATCTTGGCTCAAATATATCTGCTTCTGCTCCGATATAGAACACCGCCTTAGTCTCTCCGTTGGCTCTAAACTCAGTTGATCCACTGTCCATTGGTGATTGAATCCAGTCTCCAGTTTTATTTAGCTTGTACCAGAACTCTATTGATGATCCGTCTGGTAGTGGTTCGCAGTATACCTCAGCAAACTTCCAGTTACCGATGTTGTCTGGTTTGGCTCGTTTTGATTTAAGATCCAATCCTTCATAGACTGCTTCTGCCTTAGATGTTGAGTCTACGGCTCTGACTCCAAAATCAGTTCCGTCTCGGTAGCTCACTAGAACAGTTCCGTTGACGCTAGTAATAGCACCTAGCTCGTCTGCATCAAGTAAATAGTCAAGATTCATCGTAAATGGGTGGTTTTTATTTTTCCTACCATAGCTGTAGATTCCACCCTTGCCAGCGTCAGCACCGAAGACTGCAAATAGTGCCATGCTTCCAACAGATTGTTTGTCTATCCACGATAAAGCTGTTTCCTCCCATTCAAAGAAATTAACCTGTTCAATCTCATTACACACTCCACCGGGATTAACTTTTCCACCTCCGGGAAATCTTCTGATTGGTACAGTATCGGCCATGTTAGCGTAGTGCAACTCTCCATCGTCTCCCACTTGGGCCAACTCTATTTCGGTGTCAATCGCACCGTTAATACTCCTATCAGGATCAGATTGACGAGCAGTACCAACGATTACTCTGCCATTCCTCTCGACTAAAGTCTTAGCGAGATTGCCGGGAACTAGGTTAAGAGCTTCGTTGGTGTAGGAATCGTCGTACCCTACGAGAGCCAACCACGGCCCATTGCAGATCATTAACCCACCGTTAATTTGTTTCATGGTGTGCCAGTCTGCAGAGTTGAGACTCGCTCCTGTTCCAGCTCCTCCTCCGGCTACAGTAGTAACGTCGTTCCAATTAGACAATCCGGGTAACTCTTTTCGTTTTATTTTAGTATCAGTAGCGAAGTATAGATACGTTTTGCCACTACTTGAGGGCTTTTCTTCTGCACCTTTAATTGCACCATCTGGATCTTTGTATACTACCTGCCAGAATCCATCATCGTCTCTGCGGTAGACATATCCGGTGTTACCAAATCCATAGGTGTAGCCGTCGGTTGCCTTCACGAAAAACCTAATTAGATCTTTGAATACGGTTGTTAGTTCTGAGCTGATACTTGGTGATGAGGAAACAGACGAGGACGGAGTAACACTTGGTGACAGTGAGCCAGAAGAAGATGGTGAAGCACTAGCGGAGGGTGAGGGTGTTGGGCTTGGAGAAGCTGAAGGTGACCTAGAAAGTGATGAAGATGGCGAACTTGAAGGTGATGCCGACGCTGATGGTGACGATCCATCAACTAATCCTTCCTCCGCTAGTGCCTGACCACAACTCAGATTGTCTACTATTTTACGAACATCTAAGTTATACCCAAACTTGAACGCTCCGGGTATGCCTTTATCCTCGTAATCTGATAATCCTCTAAATGATGCTATTTCGTATATTGGCATAGTTCCTTTATATCAAATAATCATGTCTAATTGCTACACTGCTTGCTTTTGTACTTGTCTGCATAGGTCGGTGAGTTAGAGCTATACTTATCCGCATAGTTAGTTCCCTTTGGAGCGTATTTGTCAGCATAGGGAGTAGATTTATCCTGATACTTGTCAGCAAAGCTAGTACCCTTATCGCTATATTTATCCCCATACGACGTGCTTTTTACTGCATACTTGTCAGTAAACGCAATCTGGAAACAAATCCTAACATAATTGACACATAGACTATTCTCTCCAGCCGGAGACGGAGAAGCAGAGATTGACGACGACGGAGATTGTGATGCAGATGGACTTAATGATGCTGATGAAGACGGTGACGCACTAGCCGATGGTGATAGTGAAATTGAAGCAGAAGGACTCTCGCTTGCAGAAGGCGATAGTGAGATAGATGAAGACGGAGATTCACTCGCAGATGGAGAGAACGACTCAGAATACCCTTCCTGAAGAATAATCTTATCGCCATTCTCCTGTAGTAAGTAATCGCCAGTTTCTAACAGTAAGTAAAACATTAGACGTTCTCCTGAAACACTCTAAACGCTACTTCATAAGTTGTATCGTAGTATTTAGATCCGGATACAGTCGCAGTTAGATCAAAGAAAGATTCTGATGGTGATGTGTTATTACTGTCAATAGTTTCCCACACTGAATCAGTTACATTCCACACTTGTAGGTAGACAGCCGAGCTAGTGGGTGGAAATGAGCTTCTGACATTAACCTTAACTACAATATTATCTGCACTGTTGTTATTTACTGCTCTGAATAAGTGAAGTAGGTAAAACGTGTTACCAATGGCCGGCACACAATTACCATCATCTATTGAAACAGTAATCTCGTCTTCTTCTCCGTAGACAATCTCAAGATCCTCTTTATTGCCCGGTAGAGTTGTACTCCCCTGATACGAGTAATATCCAGATCCGGGAGGTTGGCTAGGACTAATAGATAGTGAAACACTCGCAGATGGAGACTCTGAAGCTGATGGACTCAACGACTGGCTGGCTGACGGTGACTCAGATGATGAGGGTGAGGCAGACTCAGTTGCCGATGGAGAGAGTGAAGGAGAAAGCGACTCACTAGATGAGGGTGACTCGCTGGCAGATGGACTCGGTGATGGAGTGGCAGATGGTGAAAGCGACTCAGATGCCGATGGAGACTCTGAAGCTGATGGTGATGGAGACTCTGTTGCTGACTGACTTCTAGATTCACTCGCAGATGGAGAAAGTGAAGGAGATCGTGACTCTGATGCACTCACTGATACAGACGGTGAAGCTGACGCACTAGCTGATGGTGAACTAGACGGTGATGGAGAAGCCGATGAAGAAGCAGATGGGGATACAGATGGACTTCTGGATTCTGAGACAGAAGGACTACTTGAAGGAGAAACACTAGGTGACAACGATACTGATGCTGAAGGACTCTCACTAGCTGATGGGGATCTAGACTCAGATAAACTAACTGAACTAGAAGGCGACTCTGAAGCAGAAGCACTGGAAGATGGTGATAATGACTGACTAGCTGATGGAGAGGCCGAAGCAGAAGGACTTCTAGACTCAGATCTAGATTCTGAAACTGACGGAGAGGAAGAAGGACTTTGACTAGCAGATGGAGATAGAGAGGGTGATGCTGATGGTGAGGCAGAAGCAGATGGTGACAGCGAAATAGACCGACTTGGACTTAAAGAAATACTACTTGAAGGAGATTGTGATGCCGATGGTGAGCGTGATGGAGACCGAGATGGAGAAGCTGAAATAGATCTAGAAGGAGATCTTGATGGCGACCGACTTGGACTCAGTGACGCAGATGATGAAGGACTCTGTGAAGCTGAAGGAGAACGAGAAGGACTCCTAGACTCTGAAACTGAGGGTGAGGCAGAAGCAGAGGAAGATGGACTTTGTGATGCAGAGGGTGATGCTGAGACTGAAAGTGATGGAGAAGGTGAAGGAGAAGACGAAGCGGTAGTCTTCTCTAATAAAATAATCCTATCACCGGTCTCTTGAAGTAGAAAGCTACTATCCTCTTTTAGGATATAATCGTAATGTGCCATGTATACAATATAACCAAAAAAAGTGTATTCTGGCTAGAGTAGACTGTATTTTTAATAATTAGATGAAGTAACTAAATGTTCCAGTGTTATATTGACTACCAGATAATGAATAATTTGCACTATTATAGAGTCTAATTAAAAGAGAGCTAGAAGAAACTTCGTATTGAATACAACCAATATTACCAGCATTAAGCTCTGTTGAAGCAACACCAACCGTTGTGTAATCATCCATAGTAGGAGATTTTGCAACTGGATAAGTAAACTTAATAAAGGTACTTGCAGTACCACCAGTTGTTCCGTAAAATTTGAAACTACCAGTCAATAAGCCATAAGCAGAAATATTATATATTGCAAAAACTTTTGTTACTGATGTATAAGTCATGCTTCCAGAAGCAGAGTAGGTAGGAGTCCAATTAAAAAATAATGGATAACCAGCAGGACCATCTTGGTGACTATAATAGGGCAAAGTAATAGTTGCATTAGCGATTGTATAATCTGTATTTACCGCAATCGTAACTGTAGTATTAGTAGAAAATGACGATGATACGACTACTGCATATTTAACTGTAGTTTGAGTAAACTTTAATCTTGTGCCTTTAGTATAGACTGCTGTTCTATCTACTCCAGAGATAGTAAACGTAGAAGCACTAGCGTAAGTCCAAGTATCTGTTACTGGAATCCAACCATCTAACGGAGTAAATAGCGTTTGAGACAAACTTGTTGCACTCACTTTCTTAGTTACTGGAGTACCAGATGGATCATCAACTATTGCAAACAAATCTTCCAGTGCTGGAGTAGTTAGTTCTGTAAGTTGTGAGATTTTTTGATCTGCCATACAACAAGACTATCAAATAATTGTGTACCTAGTCAATGCTTCCCCAACCGGGAATATTGTGGGTTTCCTGCCAACCTTCGGCATACCGTTTATTTCTATACTGATCTGGACTCCATTTGCTTCGAGTAGCGTTGCCATCATGTCGAATATCTACATTGGGGAGAGTAGACTCGTAGGATTTAGACTGCAAATCATCTACTCGTTCTGCTCGGTTGTGAGTACCCGGCTCAAATCCCATTTTACGAACATATCTATCAAACCGAACAGCAAACGGCTCTGAATCCATAGTAGTTGTACGTTCGATCTCTTTTTCATATTCTTCGAGAAGCTCAAGTCGTCTTTCGTAGTGTTTAATAGCGGTCTTACGAAAACACACCAGTCCAGATAGTTGTCGACAGTCTTTAGTCCTGACTGCCAATCCATCACTCAATCGTAATCTCCAGACGTTTGTGTTGTAGTAGTAAGTATCCGGTCGTTCTGGATTAAACTCGAAATGTGATGGGTGGTACAGTACATCATGCTCGCAGAAAAATACTATTTCAGTATCTAATTTCCTAAGTGCTTCCAATATCTGCTTAGTCATGGTGATGTAGCCGGGCTGAAGCGGTAGATGTACGTTATCACCAAATGACATGGGCTTGAGTGAAGCAGACACGATTTTGAGTCCGTTACTGGCCTTGATTAGCTGTTTTTGTACTTTGTGTGCGATTCTAAGTGGCAATCTATTGTCGGTGTAGAAAATAATCCCTTTGTTAGTCTCGTGCCAGCCGGGAACAGGAGCGAATCTATCAATCAACCACTGTAACGGTCGTACCTGCTTATCCCATTTGTTATTTTTCCATAGATTCTGAGAGTAATCTCGTGCGTTTTCAACAGCTCCGGGTTTGTGCTTATACGGAAACCCAAAGTCTCCACCTTGTGTTCTAAATAGATGGGCGTACCAAGTTTTTCTGTTTGTTACCAGTCTTCCACCACTTAACCACGTTTTGCAAGCTATCTCTGTTCCCTGTTGACCCCACGAGCCGTGATTCTCATCACTTCCCCCTAGTTCCCAATATCTCTCCCGATTCATAAAGAAACACGCTCCGAGAAGCGACATTGTCTCGGTAATATCCCCCTCAAATCCCTTCCGCCCACCCAAAGATCCCCAATACTGAAAATGTAAGTCGGTATCGAATCTATAATGCTCAGATTTACGATTAAATCTCGGTTTCCACACCATTACTCGCTCAAACTCTGTTGAATCACAACTCTTATTCTCCCCTCGCTTCTCTCCGGGTAACATACAATGAGTAGGAGTCGGCCCTTGATACCATCTGTTACCACATTTATTGCATTTCCAATCAAACGCATGGAGGTTATATTGTGTGGGAACTTGAGTAACCAGTAGGCCTAGCTTATCTCCAGCTTCACACAATACTCTATCAAATCCCTTGTCTACAATACAGTGAGCATCGAGTTTCATTATGTATTTGGCGGTTGATAACTTAACTGCCTGATTTATTCCAGCTCTCTGACCGATTGACTCAGGATAGTAGAGAATAATTACGTCTTTGTGATCTTTGAGTGGTGGTTCAGCCCATTTTCCATCGAGTAGGACAATTACATTGGTATTGGCCTCTCGTGCTTCCAGCACTCCGTCGACGGTTCGACTGAGAAACTCCTCGTTACGAGCAGTGATAATTACTGATAGGTCAATTTGCATAGGGAGAAAAACCTTTATGATATTTTACTGACGCAGTTTTGTATGCTAAGAAGGCAAACCACTTATGCTCGTTATTTTCATAAAAGTCGTCGTCAACAATAGATTCGTAGCCATTACTTAATTTTATTTTTTTCATCTTCTCTCCAAATTGGCTTGTCTGGTATCAATTTCTCAGTGCTTTTTATACCAGATCTCCTTAGCACATTGTTCTCAATGTCTCTCTCAAGTCTTACTAATGGTTTACCCATCATTCTCATTGAGTAGGCCAGTGCTGACATGTCCTTCGGCAAGCACTTACCAGACCAACCTCGATTATTGCTGTACACCAGTGAATGAGTTCTGTTCTTACGAGGATCTAGCACCAATCCTTCTCTAACAGAGTTGAACGACGCTCCAAACGTTCGAGCAATATCATACACATCATTCCAGTAGTCTACATAGTCTTTAATCCACATATTCTCACAATACTTGATAATCTCCGCCTCGACTGCACTACAGGTGAAAATAGGAGCGTTAGCGTGTAGCACGGTGTAGAACATTTCAGCGATTGCAGTGGCTATTCCCTTGTGGCTACCAATAATCTGAAACGCATCACGTCGTGCCTCAAGTAATGGGTGTCCGAGTGTCTCCCCAACATACTCAGGACTCATGGCAATCTTCACATCATACTTACCTGCCAAATAGTCGGTTGTACCAATCTCAACTGTGCTTTTGATTAAGAAGTAATCCACACTATTTCTCCACTTATCAACAGACTTTTCCACAATCGAAATATCACACTTCCCACTTTCGGGATTCATTGGGGTAGGAACACCGATAATTGCTAGGTCATATATTCCGTGTGGCACTACTACCTCGTTATCAGACACTCTACGAATCTTATCTGTGCTGTCAGTGTAGTGAGCAGTGGTGAAGTATTTACCCATGTACTGATTGACCCAACCGTATCCAATAAGCAGGACTTTGGGCTGTTTGTTTACAACATCTGAGTTGGGTTCTGGCTTCCCTAGTTTCTTATATGACATGATATTTCCTTTCTGCATCTTTCCTAATAATAACTGCTTCTTCAAAACTTGAGTATCTACCCAAAGCGATCATCTTTCCGTTGAACACTATAGATGTAAACCACTTGTTTCTCTCCTTGCTCCAAGAAACTCCGGTAACTCCAGACTTATTGTTTTTTAATATTGGCATATTAAAGTGATTCCTCTGGTTATTTAATGTTCTGAGATTAGATTTCCTATTATCTAATTTGTCTCTGTTGATATGGTCTGTTTGATAGCCATCTGGAGTATTGTTAATTATTCTGTGCATAAATATCGTTTTTGGTCTGATACTCCTCGGTTTTCTTACCGCATATCCTTTGTTGCTTACATACCACTTCCATTGATTTATATATTCAAAATCATCTTCGTCTACAATAGCATACTTTCCACAAGATAACCTTATTTCAGCCATGATAGATCCTTCTTATTGCTGAGTATTACGGTGTTGGGCTGACCAACTCTAGTATATTCAAACACATACTTAAACTCACTGTACAGAGGCGTGTACTTGTAGGCAGGATTATCGCTCAGTTCTGAGTCATGTAGCACAATATAGTCTGACTTATCAGCAAAATATCTAACACTCTCACGACGCTTGCGTGCTGGTCGGTGGTCTACGAACACTACTCCAAAGTCAGCATGACGACTAAAATGAGGTTTACGCTCAATAAAATCTATTAGCTCGATGTCGTGTCCGGCATCTGCAAAACCTAAGAATAGTTTAATCCACTCAGGATCGCTCTCAAACGAAGTCAAGAACAGTCCTTTGTCCTTACATAACCAGTGTAGGAGAGGAGTAGAGTTCCACCCCATACCCAACTCGACCACTGGCTTGTCAATCACTGCTAGTAATTTAGTAAGTACCGGTATGTGTGAGCCGGCTCTAACTGTTACGCTCATTTTTCCTTTCAAATAACCTTGCCAAAGATGGATAACCACGCTTAATTAGAAACTCAGCTAGTGTTAGATCTCTGTCTTCACCAAAATCAGTTCCATATCGTTGTGCTATCTCACTCATCTTGGTAGTTGATCTTATTTTTTCCATAATTTCATTACTTCCTCAGCTCGACCCCACTCTGGAGTTTCGATAATCTTAATATCTCCCAAACGCTTACGCTTGCCGTGATTCAGGTATCCATACGCTTCAGGGTGACTGAATACTATGCTCGGAGTAGAACAATGGAACTCCTCAGTTTCACGAGGTGTAACTCCTAGTAAATCTTCATATCGTCCGGGATCTCCCCACTTAGAATCGATGGTCTCATCTGACCAGCCCAATGCTTTAAGTTCTGGAATACGAGCAAATCGTTCCTCTAGTGCATCGATTAACATCTGACGTTTAGCGATTAGTTGGTTAACAACTTTCCTCTTAGTACGAAATGAAAACATTGGTGGATTAGTCCATGTGAATATCGATAGCTTCTGCATATCATACGCAAACTTGTCTCTTTTGGGAACGTAGGTGTGGAAGTGATCATACGAGTAGAGAATGTCGTCCTCTGCCATTGCTACATATTTAGTAGTGGCTACCTTACAACCAATAAGAATCTGTCGGTAAATGTTACGATGAGATCTTCCCGGCACTACTCCGTCTACCTCTCCCACAACTACATTGTGACCAAACTTCATTGGCCGGTGGGATACTGATATTAGTGGGTGTTCTCCGATTGCTGTGATTAACTGTCTCTGAGTGTTCTCTAGAAAATACTGATTAGTATCTTCTAGGTGATTAGAAGTGTAATAAATAACGGATAGATCAAGTGATTCTTTAGAAATGTACATATAGCAGTAGTATCATGATAAACAGTATTAAGATTATTCCGACTAACTCTGTGTTATAGTCGCTCATTTTACAAACCACCAACACGGAGCAATATCGTCTTGGTGTCCTCCTCTATACTCTGGAATAATGTTGAGTTTCAAATTATGCTGTGCAACATACGCATCAACAGCCGGGATCACTCCACCGGCTCTGTGATGGTAGTAATCATGTCCTGAGACTATTCCACCCTTTTTGACTCGTTTAGTCCAGAGAATAATATCTATCATAACCTGATCGAAGTGATGGTCTCCGTCAATAAACACGAAATCAAGTGAGTTGTCTGGCACTAATGGCTCGAGGTTAATGTACGCCTCGACGCTTGTCGCTCTAATGATGTTGACTCCAAGATAATGAAGTCTTTCTACTGCTCTCTGATACGCACTGTCCTGATAGTCCTGAGATCTCCAGTTTTCGTATTTAGACCACGGATCAATACAATAGAGGTTAAGAAGTGGAATCTCTTGGAATAGTATTTCTGAGTAGCGTCCATCTGCGACACCAATCTCAGCTCCGAGTGTAAAACCCAACTCGTTGAAATGTCTTGCTAGATCTATTCTGTTTTCCACTCTGCCTCCTGTATTCTCTCCTCCGTCCACTGCGGACAGTCCGGAAACTTCCTAATCAAGTACGATAATGGATATACCTGTTTGCGCCACTGTTTAGAGTGAACCCATTTGTTAATTGCCTGAGTTCCTTTGTTTACTTCCTTTTTACTGAGTGGATACCCTCTGCCGTACTTTTTACCTTTGTGCAGATGAGCATACCAAGTCTTCTTATTACGAACCACTCTCCCACCGGATAGCCAACACTTCAGCCCAATCTCCTGAGCTTCCTTCATAAACTCTCCGTAGGTATCCTGATCCATAAGTTCCAGCCATTCAAAATAGGATTTCTTCATAAACCACGCACTGCCCTGAAACGTCATACAATCATCAATTAACTTAGATTTAAGCGACTCATCAATGTTTCTCTCTCTCCACTCCCTACCCTGTAGTGATGGCCCACCAAATGCTCCTAAATCTGTAGGATCGGGATAGGTTAGGAACATATAATCCATAGCTGGCTTACCCACGTCTCTGAGAGTCCATGATTCCGGCTCTAATCTTAATCTTCTTGGAATAACCACCCAATTATCTTCGCAATCTGCTTTGAGTGCCTCGTCGAACCCTTTGGCAAACATACAATGAGCGTCGGTTTTGAGAATGTACTCTCCCTTAGCAACAGCCACACCGGCATTGATGCACGCTCTCATGCCTACTGAGTCGCTGAAATGAATATAAATAACTCGACTGTCCTGAATAACTTCTGGCCAGTAGCCGTCTAACACGACAATAATCTCTAGTTCCTGAGTTGCTTTGGTAAGTAGGTCGCTAATCGTCTTATTTAGAAACTGCTCATTACGAGCAGGAATCACCACTGACAGTTTCGCCATTACTCCATTAAATCAGATCTTCGCTGATAGGTCAATCACTTCTGAGTAACAATGACCGTTCCACCGGACTCTCGTCCGACAAAACTAACGTGTGAGAACCCACTTGGAACACCAAAGTCGACTACTTGCCCGGCTGGTATTACCTCATCGAAGTTCTGAGCAGTCGCATAGTCCTGATCGCCTGAAGCCCATTTTATGTAGGCATCTTTAGTGACTGCGTAGACTCTCAAAATCGTTGCTTCTGCGTGGATAGGAACAACGAACGCTGATGTAGCCACTTGTACGGTTCTACCCAAAGCGGTAGCGATTGGCACGATGGTTTCAGGGATTCTTACTCTCATTTATTGCTCCTTATACGTCAGGGAATGACGGACTACTTGAAGGGCTACTACTTGGGGTTGAACTAGCTGAAGCCGAAGGTGAAGCTGAAGCACTTGGTGAAGCCGAGTCACTAAGTGACGGACTTCTTGATTCAGATGTACTCGGACTGAGTGAAGGACTTCTAGATTCAGATACACTCGGACTGAGTGAAGCACTAAGTGACGGACTCGCTGAAGGTGAATCAGATGCACTCGGACTCTGTGAAGCCGATGCAGATCTACTTGGTGAAGCAGAAGGCGAAGCCGATGCAGAGGGAGATAGCGAAGCTGATCTACTAGGACTTGCTGAAGCACTAGATGAAGGCGAATCCGAAGCTGAAGGAGAAGCTGAAGCACTAGGACTGAGTGAAGCACTAGATGAAGGCGAAGCCGAAGCAGAAGGCGACAGACTAGCTGACAGACTCGCACTGAGCGAAGCTGACAAACTAGGTGAGGCAGATGGACTAGGTGTTGCACTCGCAGACAGACTTGGCGACACACTAGGACTGAGTGAAGCAGATAGTGAAGGACTTGGAGAAGGAGACGATGAAACAACCTCGCTCCCAAGTTTAGACCATACTGCTGATGTAGTTGTACCGGTGTTGATATATATAATCATTGCTCCAGTATCACTTACTTTTCTAAAAGTAGCTCCAACAGCAAAATTGGTATATCCAGTTGGTAAAGTATTTCCTTCCGCCTCTAAAATATATCCACTAGAGTTGGTTGGAGTTTGTGGGGTAGTAATGCCCTCAGTCGTGTATCTGTGTACCTTATTTGTTCGATATGGTGTCAGAGCCGTTAAGAAATTAGCTTCTGTGGTTGTTCTTGACGCTGATGTGATCGCTTCTATACGATCAATCTCGTTTTGAGTTGACTTTGGCAAATCAGATTTTAGCTCGAAAGATGGCATTGTTCCCTTTTCAGTATCGCCCCCCCCTGTGGTAGCAGAGGGGGGCTTACGTTACTACTAAGCGAACTTCCAGAATCCTTCGGTTGCGAAGTGTCGACGTGTGTCGGTTACTTTAGCACCGTAGACAAAGAGGTCTTTGTAAGCAGATCCAAAGTTTCCAATTAGATCTTCCTCCATGTCGGCTTCTAGGAGTTTTTCGGCAAATGTACACCAGTTGCCATGTCCGGCTAATACTCTGTAGCCGTCAGTGTTGTTACCAGTCAAGCGGTTAGACATAAAGACTTTGAAACCTTTAAGCATACCCATCATGCCTCGTTTGACTAAGTCTTCGTAGACTTCGTCGACGTGCAGATGAATACCTGTCGCACCGTTCGTCAGAATATCAATACCTTCTGGAGGTAAGACTAACCAGCGATCCTCTTGTGGTACTGCGGAGAATCCATAGGACTCTGCCAAGTCAAGTTTGAGCTTGAGTTGACCAACCTGAGCCAAGATGTTAGCAACAGTGATTGTTGCAACAGTTGCTCCCTGAATCGTGTAGGTTGCACCAGCATTGATAACTCCACCTGAGTAAGCAGAAGTTACATCATCTTTGTCGTTTTCGATCACAATGCTCGTTCCACTTGCATAGGATTTTACTCTATACCAAGTTGTATGACCAAGAGCTTTGAACCCTCGTCCGACCATTGCTGAAGTAAAGACGGTGTTTGATCCAGTTACATTACCAGATGCGTCGATTGCGACAGTTCCGGTCGTGTAGTCTGTACCTACTCTGTTACCAGCCCATACATCACCATACAATCCAAACACGAACTCGTCCATGTTTTTTGCACGCTCATCGGCTTTTTGTTGCACGATAGTTGCGTGTGGATTCTTGATGTAGGATAACCACCTATCAAGAGTTTTCTCTTTCCAGTAGAAGGACTTGTACTGATCGATTACTAATTGAGTGTTGTTCTCAGTTAGCGAATCTGCGGTCAAGTCTGCACCGGTATAGGTTTTTTCTGACAAACGATCGAAGTTTAAGATGTTTAGTTTTGAACCAACACCATTGATGTCTCCTTCGTAGTCACGGTTCACGACGACATCTGTTAGATCTCTGTCGTAGACCTCTTTCATGAGCTTTTGGGAAAATCCCTCAGCTAGTTTTGTGCCATAAGCTGACATAGCTGTTCCTCCTTTGGACTAATATTACTGGTTTCCGGCCCAAAGGTGGGGTTAGGAATACATCTATCGTAGCCAAAAAAACTGAACAGTGTCAAGTAGTTATAAATCGGTCTTGATTTTACCGGCACGAAGCAAGCGTTTATACTCTGAGTAATTGTTATTCCTGAGTAAACGAGCTTCATCTATTGAGATAGTGTCGGTCTTTGGTTCTGGTGGAGTAGATGGGCCTCCAGTACCAGTTTCAAACATTTGTCTCTTTTTTGGAGCAATCTCGCTATCTTTTTGATAGAGGAATGAGGAAATAAGAATCTCCATGTCTACTCCCCTACGAGTTGGCTTGGTTGCAAATAGTTTGAAGTCTTCTTCCATTCCCTCTAATGCTGGATTATTAGCGATATTAGTTGGATCAGATAGGAATGAATCGACTGATTTCTCCCATGCTTCTAACTCTTTGAATCCCTTACTGACCTCAGTAATAGCATTGAGACGTTTGGTAGTGGTAAGACTTTGTCGAGCCATTTTCTTCTCGAAGTCGTTCATCACCTCCCACTCTGGAAACTCTTTGATCAACTCATCTTCTGTCGGGTCTGGTAACTCTGACGCTTTTTCAATAGCTTCTGTGATTTGTTTGTTTCGCTGGTAGAGAATCTGCCCCTCACGACTTGAAGCACGGAGCTTTTTATCCTTTTCAGCCAGTTCTTGAGCCAGTTTTTCTTCATCGGTAAGTTCTTTCTTTTCTGGTTGTTTCTCTGGTTGTTCTTCATTTGGCTTTTCTTCTGGTTTTTCATCTTTTCCTTTCAACTCCTCAGCTTCCTTCAGTAATCTCTCTGCATTGGCATCGAGTTCTTCTTTGCTGACTCTTGGAGTGCCTTGTTTTTCTACTTTTGGCTCACTTTTTGGCATGAGTTCCTTTCTTGATCTCTACTTTTGGTTCTAGGATTGATCTAAACTTAGTTTTGTATGTCTCATTTAGATATGATTGTCTTGATTTAAGAAACAAAATCTCTTGATCAGTCAAGCTATCAATATCCTTATGAATAATTTCGTCTAATACTTCTTGAAATGTTTTTACTATCATTTTGCCTTTACGTTACTAACAAGTCCGGCTACTGCTTGATCTAATGCTTTTCTGGCTTTCTCCGGACTTTCTAGAAAACCTTCGAGCAATATGTAATTTCTAAGTCTAGCTTTGAGGAAAATGTCTTGTTTGCTGTTGTGACCTACCTGAGTAAGTTCTCGCTCTACAGCAAATCTCATGCCGGAAACGTACTCTTTAATTATCTCGATGGTGAGTTTCTTCTGCTCTAATGATTTAGTCCACGTTTGTAGCGTGTCCTTCTCAGCAAAAGTAAGGTCTTCATATTTAAGACCAAGTCTGTGTAAGATCTCGTCCATTACGGCCATAATTTTAGACAGTGGGGGTCGGTTGTGGTTGCATCACCGGCTGACTCGGGTTTGGAAGTCCTAACTGACCACCGTCCTGTCCTCCTAAACTACTCTGATACTGGTTCATCATTTCTCGTTTAGATCGTTCTAACTCCATAATATCGTTTATTTCTTCAGGAGTCAAGCCGACAAACTCGAGAGTCTTCCTCTGGAATATCTCTGACAACTTCTCATTGCCGGGAATAGCGGTAATAGCATAGTTTAACTTTTGGAGTGTGTTAGTGTCGTTGCTGTCTTTCTCCTCACGACTCCATACTTTTGTCTCGTAACCTGATTTGGTTACATAGTCGTTAGGAGTGATGGTTTTCTCGTACTTTCTTGAGGTGTTACGACCTTGTTTGAATATCTTAACTGGTCTAAGCTGGTCACTGGCTGATTCGATTAGTTTGAGAAACATTCTGCCACGTCGCTTCCAAGCTGGTGTGTAGAACTTAGAGATACCTTTGACTCGTTCTTTGGCTTCACCAAGTGCTAACTGCACTTCTCCTAGCGTAACACTACGCTGTTGGATCTCTCCCTGTTGAGTAGTGGTTGCTCCAGTTGCCTTCTCAGTCATGCCGATAACGAAGTTCATTTCGTCTAGAGACTCAGATAGTTCAGGAATATCAACCTTTTTTATTACATCATTAGGATTGCCCGGTACTCCGTACCAACCCCATGCCACCGGATTGAATGATCCGGGTTGAAACGATTCATTAGTGGAATCGTAGTAGTGCATACCAAAGTTACGCATTGTCCGGTTCTCGACAAGCTGTGAAAACCACGAGTCTAATATCTTATTGGGAGTTCTGATAATATCTCCAACTCCGTCAGTCCAGAAGTCACCTTTTTCAATATCGTCAGCCCATGTTTCATAGGGGAAGTGATTCCTCCAGAAATGATCTTTAGTTACACCCATAATCTCCTCAAGTGGTTTCTTGAGTAGAATCTCCTGGTTGTCTGCTTCAGTGTAGAGGAATAGTTGTTCGTCGATTGGTTTGCCCTGAGCGTCTTTGTTTCGATACACAAAGTGTTGGGTAATCTCAACTATGGTCTCACCGAGTACCGGTTCATACACGTCGGTAACTCCCATATCTGCCATGTGTTGAGCTTTTTCGGTTGCTAGTTTCTGATTGTCTGCGACTTTGATTAACCCTTGTTCGGTAGCGTAGTACATTTTGAGGCGTTTAATTGCCTCCTGATCGTAGTCTTCATTGGCCTCAAGCTCACTTAGTGGCTTGTAAATGTGCATATGAATCAGGAATCTTGATGAGTGTAGGTCTGCTGGATCGGTGTATCTAGATACTAGAATATCAGAGACATCTTGGACAGTCATTTTGATCATGCCGTCTTTAATCTGCCACTGGTCAAATGATCTACCTCTGAGTAACTCTTGTTTCTTATCAATAATATCTTGTAGCTCTAAGTTATTCTGGTCAACAGTCCACTTCCAGTATTCATTCAGGTATGTTTCGGCTTCTTTGTTGTTGTCTAGGTTTTCAAAATAGAGAACTGGAATATCATCAATGTCTTTGAGAAGCGTTCTAATGATCTGTTTCATCATGGGAACGTGAACACTCTGTCTCTGAGTAAGTCGGTTAGTGATGATGTTATCTCGATATAGATTGTCAATCTCAGTCCAAGAATCGTGGCGACGCTCTCGGTAGTTGTAACCGTCCTCACGGTTATTCTTGAGCATTTCTAGTTCAGGATTGATTGGCGACATTTCTTCCATAGACCCCCATTTTTACAGAAAAACATGATCATTTGCAAGTCATACTAATGTTCCGGGAATAAACGGTCTCACTCCACCCGGATCATTTGGCTTCCAATCAACTTTTTTCTCGTTACTTGCTATAGCATAGCGTATATCGTCCATGTGGTGATTCCACAAGTCTCTCGGTACGTTAAGTACGTTGCCGTCCTTATCCACTAACCAGATATAGTTGGCATATTCCTCCCAAACGTGTTTGCTTCTTCTGGTAACGAATATATTCTGATTCTGAACAAACTGAATACCCTGATTGACTGACCCCTGCCCCTTAACACTGCCAACAATCTTAACCCCATAGTCAGCGATTTCATCGATTGATTTCGGTTCTGATGAGTCAGCTATAACCAGAGCTTCATTTAAGCTGAGTAGAATGTCGGCAATCTGTTTGTTTTTCATTCCCACTTGGTGACAGATCTCATCAATCACATACGAGTTATTCCACTTATAAATTGCATCTATGGCGGTAACATCGTTCGTGTACCCAAAGTCCAATCCGTACTTATCTAACCTTGCTTCCTCTGGAACAGACTCGATCATCTTCCAGTTAGTGTAAATCTTTCCTGTTGCAGTCTCCGGCACTAACCCCACAATCATGTTGTTGTAGTGTCTTGGCTTAGTGAACCTGTAGTTTTCGTAGTTAATTACTGTCTGCCGGTCTAGGTTCTTCTCGTTGTCTTTGTAGTTTGCGTAGATAAACGTAGTATTGTCTTCGTGTTCTGGCTTGAGTATGGGAATGTAGTATCCCTCTTTGCCTGAGTCCTCCAAATCAAACCATCGTTGAATAATCCAGTGATCTTTCGGTGGCGGATTCAATAGTAAAATAATCTTGATGTCGCCTTTGAGAGTACGCAGTGAGTCGTCAAGCTGTACAAAGTCGTCTTCTGGGATTTCGTCGGCTTCTTCGATGATTACATAGTTATAGTTGGCCAAAGATTTTAGTTTGCTTTTCTGGTCACCGCTAGACTTTTTGAACCCTACTGCGTTTATTGAGTTGCTACCATACGAAATACTCATCAATGACTCGTTGATTGACAAGCTCTCAAGCGTACCGTTTTCTTCTGCTCTATCCTTAATCTCACGAAATATGGAGTTTCTGATGTCTCCTAAAATGTACCGCATGATGGCACACCTAAAATACTGGTCTGAGATTAGAAGTGTGTTTGCTAACTGTGATGCTACTGTGGAGCGTCCTGCTCCACGACCACCCATGAGAACAAAATATCTTGAGTTGTTGTGGAACAATGGCTTATAAATCTCATTGACTAGCTGTTCCATCTTTGAAGTCCTTGAAGACGATTATGTTGCCGTTAATTTCCTTATCTTTAGATGTAACATCAAGTTTGTCGCCATATTTTTTAGGTTTGAGCTTACTAACGATCCATTTACGAGTGTCTACTCTAAGCCGGGAACGATTAGTAACCTCACGATTTTCAACATTGTAGGTGTTGTTTCCCTTAGTAATAGTCATGTAGTCATTAGTACCATCGTCGGCTATATCAATCATATCTTCGATCATTGCGTCTACTGCTTCCTCTTTGGCTCGTGCGTATTGTTCTGAAAACTCCTCATGCTCCCTCAACCATTTGAACACCGAACTTATGGCCGGCATACCTTCGATCGAACAAACCGTTCTCATCGACTTTCCCATTGCCAGCTCTACGCATATCGCCGTAGCAAGCTCCTGAGAGTAAGTAGTTGGTCTTCCTATTTTTTTTGACATATATCTGTATCTCCTAAAGAGTGGGGTCGATGATAGAATCTGCCCTCTTATATCCTACCCCACTATCCAAAAGACACTAACCTCCTAGCTCCTAACTTCATACGCTGATCGTACACCGTAAGTACCAAGTAAATATCGTCTCCGGTATTCTTATCCTGTATTGGTTTCATTGTGAAAATGACTGTGCCGTTTCTAATATGAATAGCTGAGTCACCTACCTTGCTTCGTTTGAGAGTTTTGTCTAGTTTTTCTTCCATGCCGGAATATACTAGCCAATTTGCTTTTGCCAGTGGGATTCTCCACTCTTTCAATCTGGATTGTGCGTGGCTTGTAAACACCACATATCTATCTAGCATACCGTTCTTTTCTTAGAGTTTGGTACTATCAGAATAGCAGATTTACCAGACTATTTCAAATACCAAAAACATAACTTCTGAATGATAATAATCGCTTTGCTTCGATTGTGTGGCAGGGGCTTTTTAGATTAGGATTGTCAAACTGTACTGAGTGTTTGATAAAGTCGTCGTAACTGATTACTCCAGCAATGTGAGCGACGTTGTTATCCAAATCTACACGAACGAATGTGTACCAATCTACTCGCTTGTCTCTTTGTTTGTCGCTAAGTAAAAATGTCGTGCTAGGCCAGACTTCATTGAACCTAGCATTGGCCGGAGATCCTTTGACATCGTTTTTGCCTCTGTAAATAAAGTCACAAGTATCTTGGTGAATAGTTTCATCAAAATATAATGTGCTTTCTACGTCGATTCCTTCTTGTTCAAAATATGATAATACGATGTTTTGTGCGATAGATCCGATAATATCATTTCTACTGGTCATTAGTATTTGTGATTTGTTGTTCTGGCCTTTTTGTTGTTTCAATCTTTTGTCGTCTTCGATTGCTTTGATTTTAAGTTCTTCTGGTATCTGAATATGCAAACACTGTTTGAAACACATTATAATTTCCTTAGTTGTACATAACTTGATCTACAAGATCTATCTACTGATTTTCGTATATATTGTTTTTTTACTAGAGTCCTGACTGCTCTAACTGCTTTTGTTTGGGTTGCTCCGTTTTCTAGTGCTATATCTAGCATTTGGTTAATTGGAACTGGCGTTTTTTCGCTTCTGGCCCACTCGTCTACGAACTCCATTATCACAACTTGCAGGTGATTCATCTTCATAGTTATTACTCACTATAGCAGGTTTGATCGATATATCAAACTGCTCTCCACATAACGGACATTTTTTGTATCCTTCAACATTAAACCAATGCTCGTGATTATTTTTTGCTGTCAACATATTCCCTTATTACAATACCGGCCAGTATGCCTAAAACCGGTGATGTTAGTGCTAGTATGGCTATTAAGATGTTCAATCAGACCTCCTTTCACTAAAGATTACTTTCTTCTCGCTGTCTAAATCCATCGAAGTTTTCGTTGTAATCCGGCCACTTATCTAGTTTCTTGTGTCTACTAGATCTTAGTCTGTTTCTACGCTTCTGTATTTCCCTGACTGTTCCCTCTGACTGGGTAAATCTTGGGTCAATATCCATTGGTTTATTATTCATTTCCCCTCCTCTTTCAGTTGGTTGAGTTCTACATCATCATCTTCAGTGTTTTCGATCTGTTCCTGAATGTAGTTCTCCTCGTCACAATTTACGCACCCATTTGAATAGATACGGCATCCACAATTTTCACAAGTTTGCATCACTTCCTTTCAGTTGGTTGAGTTTGGTACGGAGTTCTTGCCTAAACTCTGAAATGTCTACTTGTGTTGTTTTGTAAATGACAACAGGTGATTCTTGCACAAGTTTTTTAACCTTAACATAGATCGGTTGTTCATCCAACCACTCCTCCACCTCACTCAATACTTTGGCTCGTTCCTCGGCTCGAATCTGCTTATCTCTTTCTTCCATTGAGATACTTCGT